CACGTCTCTGAATTGGGAAAGATAGCTGCTCGTAACCCTGAAAGGGCCCGAGAGATCAGGACCGGCGCCTTGAACACGATTGCGCAGGGCAATATCATCATTGTGGAATCGACCGCGGAGGGCACTTCTGGTGAATTCCATGACGATTGTAAGGCGGCTGAGAACAAGCTGCTCGAAGGGGCGAAGATGACGCCCTTGGATTTCAAGTTTCACTTCTTCCCCTGGTGGGAGGGTTCGGAGAACGAGCTTGATCCTGATGGTGTAAGGATCACTGAGGAGTATGAGCGGTACTTTAAGGAAATAGAGGATGAAATTAAAGTATCACTTTCACTGCGGAAACGGGCGTGGTACGTTAAAAAAGCCGAGCAGCAGAAGGATGATATGCACCGGGAGTTCCCTTCGACCCCGGATGAGGCGTTTCAGGCCTCTATGGAAGGCGCGATCCTGGCGAAGCAGATGCGTGTCTTACGGAAGGAGCGGCGGATCACGATTGTTCCGCATGATCACGGGTACCCGGTAAATACTGGTTGGGATTTTGGTATCAGCGACAGGATGACGATCTGGTTCCATCAGCGGGTTGGTTTTCAGGACCGGGTTATCGATTATCTGGAAGGGACGGATGACGATGTGGTGGAATACTGGATGCGGATCCAGAAGTTACCCTACAATTACGGGCGCCATTTCCTGCCGCACGATGCGGGCTCCAAGCGAATTGGCACCGCCACGAAGGGGGATGCGAAGCCGAAGACGTTGAAGCAGATCCTTTCGGCGGCGGGGATGCGGAATATCTGTGTTGTCCCCCGAGTTTTGCGGAAAGGCACGGCGATCCAGGAAGTGAAGGTCTGGCTGCCCTCCGTTTTCATCGATAAAGAGAAATGCGCCGTCGGGATCAATCATTTGCAGAATTTCCGGGTTGATTGGGACGATAAGCTCGGCTGCTGGAAGGAGACGCCGCGGCATGACGACGCTTCGCATGGCTATGACGGGTTCGAGACCCTTACCCGGGGTCTTGGAATGTTTGGAGTTCGCTTGAATATGGAGGCTGAGATGCAGATGAGGTCCGGTTCTGAAACCCCGAAACCGAAACGAAGGCGCTCTTCTGACTGGAGGACGGCATGAATCTGCGGCAAGGCGACTTCACCCCGAACAATTTGCTGAACGCCATCGCTCTTGAGATTGATGAGCAACCCATCTGGCGGGCGAACGCTGACAAGGAGATGGACTATTGCGACGGGAACCAGCTTGATTCCGACGCACTCTATAAGCAACGTCTCCTCGGGATCCCGCCGGCGATCGAGCCGGTCATGGGCCCGACGATTGACGAAATTCTGGGGATGGAGGCGAAGAACCGGTCTGATTTCCGGGTTTTGCCTGACAAAGTGGGCGAGGGGGATGATGTAGCGGAAGCCCTGAACTACCGATTGAACCAGGCCGAACGAAGGTCGAAGGCTGACCGGGCCTGCGCCGCGGCGTATGCTTCACAGGTGAAGGTCGGCCTGGGCTGGGTGGAGGTTTCCCGGTCTTCGGATCCTTTTCAGTTCCCGATCCGCTGCACAGATGTCCACCGAAACGAGATCTGGCACGATTGGTTTTCTCGGAAAGATGATATTTCGGATGCGCGTTGGCTCCTTCGGCGCCGGTGGACTGATGTCGATATCGCTACGGCCATGTTCCCGGACCAGGCGGAAACAATCAAGGCCGCCGGCAACGGGATGTCCGCCTATGACGCCACGCAGTACATGGAAGGCGGCCAGCAGACCGGGCTGTACAAGAACTGGACCGATGAGAGGTCTTTTACCTGGGAAGAACAGGAGTGGCGCGATGCCCTGAATGGTAGGATTTGTCTTTTTGAACTCTGGTACCGGAAATTTGAAGCTGTCACCGCTTTGAAAGTCAGGGGCGGGCGGGTTGTCGAATTCGATGAGCAGAACGCCCTGCATCTCGTGGCCCTGGCTAACGGTGGTGAACTGATCGAATCGGTTGTCGGCAAGGTTCGGCTCGCCTGGTTCGCCGGGCCCCACCTTTTGCATGACATCCCCTCCCCCTATAAGCATAACCATTTTCCTTATTTTCCGTTCTGGGGCAAGCGTGAAGACCGGACCAGGGTTCCTTACGGCTTGGCCCGGGGAATGATGTTCCTGCAGGACGAGATCAATGTCCGGGTGGCCAAGATGCAGTGGGGCCTCTCTTCCGTCCGGGTGATCAGGACTGAAGGGGCGGTTGTTGACGATGACGATACCTTCCGTGACGAGGTATCCCGGCCTGATTCGGATATCCTCCTGAACGCCGAGGCCATGGCCAATGACGGGATATTCAAGATCGAGAAAGATTTCCAACTGAATGAGCAGCAGGCCGCCCGCCTCCGGGAAGCCAGAGAATCGATCCGCCGGGCCGGCCGGATTTCCGAAGTGTTCGGCGGGAACGATGCGGAAGGCCGGTCCGGATCCGCGATCAGCCAGCTTGTTGAGCAGACCGTTCAATCCCTAGGCGATATCAACGACAACTTTGCCGAAGGACGGTCACGAGTTGGAGAAGCTATTCTTTCCATGATCATCGAAGATATCGGGAACGAGGAGACGCCCGTCACCGTCGATGGCGGCCTGATCAAAGAGGACCGGACCATAATCCTGAACCAGCAAGTACCGGGTGAACTGTACCTGAACAACGATACGGAACGGATCAAATTGAACGTGACCATCTCGGATGTTCCTTCGACTCCGAGCTTCCGGGCTCAGGAATTGGTGTCGATGTCCGAGGCGTTCAAGTCGATGCCGCCCCAGTTCCAGGCGCTTGCCATGCCGCATCTCGTTTCCCTGATGAACCTGCCGTATGACGTGAAGAAAGAACTGGTCGAAGGTCTGCGCAAGATGGCCACCGTCCCGACCGAGGAAGAGATTCAGCAGCGGATCGACGCCGCGGTCGAACAAGCTCGGATCAAAGATCAGTACGAGCTGAAGAAACGCAAGCTGGAAATGGACGAAGGGTACAAGGATACCCAGAAAGAGAAGATGATCACCGATATCATCAACAAGCGGATCGAGGCAATCTTCGCCGCGGTCCAGGCCGGGACGCAGATAGTAGCCTCCCCCGGGGTGGCGCCGGCCGCCGACCAGGTCTTGAAGTCGGCCGGGTTCAACGACCAGGACCAGGCGCCGATCGTCGCCGGCCCGACCGTGCCCGCCCCGCCTGTTGCTGAGAATACCAGCCCGATGTTCCCGGCCCGCCCGGGTGAACCGGATCAACTTGCACCGCCCGCCCCGGTCCAGGCCGAGGCGATGGCAGAACCGGATTCCGGTCTTCTTGCAGGAGTGGAGGGGGGGAATGGTTAAGAGATACAGCACTTTACTGGTGGCGATATTCACCCTTGGCCTTGATATTGACCAGGTAAAACGAGGCCTCAAGCGAGTTGAAAAATACAGGCTGTGTCGGGCAGGGTTATAGGGCATGGCGGAGAGTATCATTGGCAGATTTAACGAAAGAACGATTTGATGCAAAAAGCGTGGAGTATGAAACGCCGTGGACGCTTTTCGATCCGCTGCATAATGAATTTAATTTCACCATGGACGTATGCGCCACGCATGAAAACAAGAAAGTAGAGAAATGTTTTACGATAGCTGAAGATGGATTAAAGCAGGATTGGCAAGGCGTGTGCTGGTGTAACCCCCCGTATGGCCGGGAAATGCCGAAATGGATAACCAAGGCCCACCAGGCAGCGCAAATGGGGAAGGCTACAACAGTGATGCTGATTCCGGCCAGGACAAATACGGCATGGTGGCATGATATCTGTATGAAGGGAGAAATAAGATTTTTGCGGGGGCGCCCGAAATTTAACAATGGCAAGCACGGTCTGCCGTACCCGCTGGCACTGGTAATTTTTCGTGCCTCGTAGCAGTACCTCAAGCGAGTTGAGAGATACAGAAGATCTACCAAAAGGAGCAGTCTATGAAAATAACCGTTGAACTCGGGCATGTCGGAGACAGGGAACAGAGGATATCAATCGGCGACGAGAAAGAGGGGAAGGTTTTCGTCCAGGGCGAGATAGAGTTTCTGCTCGATGGGCTCGAACCAGTAAGGCTAACCGCCGGAGAGGTTCTTGAAAGTTTAGTATTCATGAAGAGGGCGAAAAGTCTCAATGATTATTTCGTCGCTCTAAATGATAAAATGAACGGCCAATAGCGGCCAATAAAACACAGCAGGAGAAGAAAAATGAAAAAGAACGTGTTTGGCCGACGATGGGTAATCCTTTTCGCGGCCCTGGTGTTGCTGGTTGTCGGATCAGTTCCGGCGTTTGCTGACTATTGGGTGACGTATTCCGGCGATGGAGCGCGGGGCCCTGTTCGGCTTGGCCAGGATGTTGACTGGGCAAGCGGCGACACCAAGATCGTCAGCGAAGAGGTGATTGGCTGGTATCAGACCAATTCGGGCGTGTTCACCGTGACCGAGGTAACGGCGACCGGAGCGGAGATCAATAAGGTAGACGGGGTGACGGCTACTGCCGCCGAGTTGAGCTATCTGGATATCACTGCTCTCGGTACGGGCGCAGCGAGCAAGGCGGTTGTTCTTGACACGGGGGAAGATTACACTTGGCCGGCTACTGGGATTTTGACCTATGGTGTGCTGAAAGATCCGGCGGGAACCACGCTTGGCTCCACCGCTGCCGAGTTGAATCTTGTGGATGGCTCAAGTGCGACCGTCCCTGCCGCCGGGAAAGCCGCGATCCTGGATTCAGGCGGCGACTTGCGAAACATCAGCAATGTAGGTGCCGTGAATACCGGCGTGACGGCTGTTGAATACGGCGATGGATACCAGCACCACACCGTGCTGACCGTAAGCCAGGCCGATGCCGTTACCGTTGCCGACAATGCCGCCCTGTGCGACGGGTATCTGCTCTACACCTTCCCGGCCGGCGAGATCATTGTTGAGAACGTCTCAGTGTCCATGGCCACCACGCTGGCAGAGGATTCGGCAAATGCTGCCGCTGAAGGTTGCGTCGGCACCGTGCTTGGTTCTGCAGCCGCTGCTACGTGTGGCGCTGACGCCGCCGGACTCGAAGACCTGCTTGGTCCGATCACTACCGCCGATATGGCCGGGACTCCTGACGTTCTTACCGTTGCCGTTGGGGCCGGGACGCCCGTTGTCCTCGCTACCGCCGGATCGCATTTGGTCCACTGGAACATTTGCTCTACATGGGGCAACACGGCCGGAGCCGACCTGACCGGCGACATTTCCGGAACGGTTGTGATCGACTGGAAGTTCATGCAGTAACCTATGACCGGGGGCCGCTCGCCACGGCCCCCATTTTACAAAAGGATGATGACGTGAAATACGACTACGAGTGCATCAGATGCAGGAAAGTCATGGAACATGAGTGTAAGCTGGCCGATAAACCAACGAGCATTGAGTGCCCAGACTGCAAGGGAACTGCCTGGCCGGTGATTCTGACTACGGTCGCCAATACGTTCCCGCAGGGTCGGAGCAAGGGCGGGTATATGCGCCCTGCTATTGGCGGCAGAAAACACCAGAAGTTCTTTTGAAAGCGAAAAAACAGCAGGATAAATGAAAAAGTTCTTGGACTACATTAACTTCAGCGTATATAATGCCGATAGAGCGTAGTTCTCTTAAAGCGGCCACGGCGATATGTGGCAGGAGGACAGGATGGAAATTACTGATCTGGAATATTTCGAGAAGAACCAAGTTGACGGCGTGATCCCCCCGGATAAGATGGCCGGGTTACTGCTTGGCGGCGAGCCCCCGGCAGTCGAGGCGGAACAAGAGGCCGTGGCCGGAGAAGAGGCTGAACCGGCGAAGGAAGTCGTCCCGGCAGAACCGGCGGCCGTTCCGGAACCAGAGCCGGTAATCATGGCCAAGGATGGAGTGCATACCATCCCGTATGAGAAGCTGGTCGAGGCCAGGGTCGAGGCAAGTTCCGCCCGGACCGCCCTCGAAGAACAGATCAGCAAGAACGCTGAACTCCAGACGGCGATGGATAAAATGGCCACCGCCCAGAACGCCCAGGCCGAAGGGGCGGCCACCCAGGAGGAGACGAACGAGATCCTGGATGAGGTGCGCAAGGAGTTCCCCGACCTGGTCACGGCGTTTGAAACGATGCTCACGAAGGAGCGGGGCTTCTACACCGCTCAGATCGCGGCCCAGGCCGAGGAAATCAATACCCTGAAATCGGATATTGCCCCGGTCAAGGAGAAGGCGGTCAAGGCCGACAAGGAGGAACACTTCAACTCGGTCCGGAAGATTCACAATGACCTCGATACAATCGTTGCCGGCGAGGAGCTTGGAACCTGGATCGAGTCGCAGCCGGAAGTCTTGCAGAAAGCGTATGTAGAAATAATTAATAACGGCCATGCGGCCGATGTAGTGAAGATGCTGGACACCTTCAAGGCAGCCACTGGATACCAGCCACCCGCGGGCGATACCGCGGGCCAGGGGAAACAGGCCGATGGGCAAACAGCCGCGGGCATTCCCGCACCGAAACGTCCCGTGCCAACGAGTCTTTCTGAGATTCCGGGCGGGTCCCAGGTCCCCCATAATCAGGTAGACGCGATTATGAGTGCCGGGAACCCCCTGAAGCAGATCGATGCGTTCATGGGCAAGACTCCGGACCAGATCGAAGAGATCCTCCGGAAAGCTGTTTAATCAACCTATTTCTTTTGGAGAAGAGCTATGACCACGATTCCTTACGGTTCACCGCAGGCGGTACAGATTCAGTCCGCTGGGCTGTTTGCTGCGAATATGCAGCGCCCCACCATCATCAACCGGCTGACCGGTAAACTGCCGCAGCAGTCCGACGCCGAGAGCAACCTTCGCTTTCAGAGTTCCAACGAAATGCCCATCGTTCGGTGCATGGACCTGATGAAGAATGCCGGCGACGAAGTAACCTTCGACCTGATCAACCCCTTGGGCGGCAAGCCGATCATGGGCGAGGCGGTCGCCGAAGGCCGCGGCCAGGCGATGACCTTCAGCCAGGACTCGCTCCGCATCAATCAGTGCCGGTACCCGATCTCCGCCGGTGGTTCCATGACCCAGCAGCGGACCCCGCACCAGCTTCGGTCCCTGGCCCGCGCCCTTGGCAAGAACTACATGGACCGCCTGCAGGATCAGCTCTGTATCGTTCACATGGCCGGCGCCCGCGGCTTCGCCAATGATATCGAGTGGGCCGTGCCCCTGGCGTCCGATGCCGATTTTGCGAGCATCTGCGTGAACACGGTCAAGGCCCCGACCTACAACCGGCATTTCATGTCCACCGGGTCCGGCCTGGAGCATATCAACCTGAACGGCGGCGATGTTGACTTCGCCACCACCGATATCATGAACATCGACCTGGTAGACGCGCTGCGGACAAAGCTGGATGGCATGCCGCTTCCTCCTCCGCCCGTTCGGTTCCCGGACGACCAGATGGCCACCGACGCCCCGATGCGCGTTCTGGGCGTTTCCAGCGAACAGTACACCTCGATCGTCAAGTCCACCAACTTCCGGACCTGGCAGGCGAACGCCATGGCCCGCGCCTCCATGGCCAAGAACAACCCCTTGTTCATGGGCGAGGCCGGCTTGTGGAACGGTATCCTGATCGTGAAGATGCCGAAACCGATCCGGTTCTATTCGACCAACGCCATGCTGTACTGTGCCAGCGCGACCTCGACCACCGAGTCGTCCGGTACGGTTCCGGCCGCTTTCTCCACGACCCATGCCGTTGACCGGGCGATCCTGCTCGGCGGCCAGGCCCTGGCGGAAGCATACGGCAAGGCTCGGCAGACCGGCAACCCGTTCTTCTGGAGCGAGAAAGAACTGGATCACGGCGACAAGCTGGAAGTCCTGATCGGCATGGTTGGCGGGAAATCGAAGACCCGCTTCCTGATCAACCACGGGACACAGGAAGAATACACCGACTTCGGTATCATGGCGATTGACTCTGCCGTTGAGCTGGGCGTTTAAGTAGCTGTTCTCTTGAAATAAGCACGAGGCGACCGGAGGGGACCGGGAACCAAACAAATAAAATTCCATGGAGGAATTGAGATGGCGACCATTACCGCAAGCAATGTGAACAACAAATTCAATTTCGGCGGGGTGCCCTATGGCAACCTGTCCGCGGTTGGCCCTTTTAACCTGACGACTGATGCCTCTGGTGTCTTCACCGCCAGCAACGACGCCACTGCCGTTGTCCAGAATGACGTGGTTCGTCTTGGCGTTCTGAAGGCCGGCATGAAATTGTACGATTACCTGTCGTACATCTCCGACGCTTTCACCGCGAACGTGACCGCGAAGGTCGGCTTCGCCTATGTCGACGGTGTCGACAGCACCGCAGTCCCGCAGGACGACGACTTCTTCGCCACCGCTTTGGCGATGGACAGCGCCGTGACCGCCCGCAAGACGACCGCTACCAAGCCTGTCACCCTCCCGAAGGATGCATACCTGATTCTGACCATCGCCGGCGCCGACTGTGCGGCCGTTGGTGTCCAGGATATCTACGTTCTCGCCGAGATGGGCGGCCAGCCGTAAACTGAACGATAACCCCGGCGCCACCACGGCGCCGGGTATCCCAAAGGAGGATAAAGTGAAATCAGCAGATATTGCAAAGATTGTGAATGTCGCGATTCAGGCGACCAGATTGGACGACGAGAACCCGGCGATTATCGCGTGGGACGATCTCTCCGAGGAAACCCGCGGCCGGTACGAGACCGGGGTCAACTTTCATCTGGCTAACCCCGAAGCGACGGCGGCCGACGGCCACAAGAATTGGCTTGAACGAACGGTAGGCGTTCCAGACAAGACCCGGGAGGAGTTCGATTCGCTTTCCGCCAAAGAGAAGACGGAGCGGGTCCTGTTCATGGCCATCGTCAAGGAATGTTCCAAGGTCCAGCCGGAGATCAAAGTGGTCAAGATCGCCGCCCCCGCCCCGCAACTGGTTCAGGCCTCGAAGCTCCCCGTGAAGTATATCGGCCACCGCGCCCAGTACCGGGATGGCATCTATGGGACCGGCATCATCTGGAAACAGGGCGAGGTGATTCTGGTCGATGAGCCGAGCGCCAGGAAGATGCTCAAGCATGCCGATGTCTGGACCCTCGCCGCCCAGGAAGAGCAGGCCAAGGAGGCTCCGGAAAAACCGAAGGAGAAGGAGGATGAGACTGAAGAGAGTGTTCAGGCCGCAAAGGACTCAGTCGCAAGAATGGGCAAAGCGGCCATGTTGCAGTACGCGGAAACGAACTTCGCCGGGGTCAAGATCAACCAGAACATCGGGATCGAAAAGCTCCGGGAGAAAGTCTACGGGCTCATTGACCGATTCGGCGTTGCGAAATGAACCTCGTCGAACTGATAAGCCAGTTCCGGATTCTGGCCAGGGACACGGTAGCTCCGTATCTTTGGAGCGATGCGGAGCTGGTTATCTGGTTCGCGGAAGCGGAAGAGGAGGCGATAGCCAGAAAGCGGCTCATTCGGGACTCCCGCACCCGGGCTATCGCCGCCCCATCCAATCTGGCACTGCTGGAGACGACGGGGTCGCTGGCGACTGACACCTACTCCTACATGGTCACAGCGATCAACGCTTCTGGGGAAACAGAACTCAGCGACCTGGAGACGATTGTCGTTGGCGCAAGCGCCGGTGTCGTCTTGTCATGGGACGCTGTCCCCTATGCTACCGGATACCGTATTTATGGCCGGTCCGGGACGGACGATGAACTCATAGCAGAAGTAGCCGTTCCCATCGTTACCTATACCGACACCGGGGCTCGCACTCCTGACGGCGCCCAGCCGACAGAGAATACCACTTACGACCTGACGAATATTCCGCTCGTTGCCGACGAATCGTATGTCCATCTCCATGAATGTATCCTCGAAGTGACAAAGGCCTCGAACACCGACGGCACGACAAAGGTCGATATGTACATCACCACCAGGGAAGAGCTTAACCGGCTTTTCCCCGGCGGGTGGGAAGATCTCGATGCGGCGCAGCCGAGGTATCTTGTCGTCGAGGATACCCATGGGTTTGTCGTCCCGACTCCAGACCAGGCGTACACGATGAACATTGCCGTCGTCCGCGCCCAGGTCAACCCCATGAGCAGCATTGTCGCCCCCATCTCTGAGCCGGAGATCAACAGGCGGCATCACATGAAACTTATCGAGTGGGCGCTGCACAAGGCGTATGCCAAGAAGGATGCTGATACCTACGACGAAAAGCGGTCCGGATCCCATCTCCGTAGTTTCGAGAAATACTTCGGCTATAGCCCCGGCGCCGGCAGGAGATTGTCAGCCAATGCGAGTGCGCCCCACAAGGTAAGGAGCCATTGGCGATGAAAATAGGCCCGTTCCCGAGGGGGATGAATAACAAGGCGGAAGACCATGATCTCCCGAAGGGATGCGCCAGAAATCTCGTCAACGTGGACATCCCTCCATCTGGACGGCCACGAAGCAGAGGCGGCTACGACAAAGTCTATTCTGGCATGAACTGCCGCGGCGGGTTTGATTGCCCGTCCGGGATATTCTTTGTCGAGGGCGCACAACTGAAGCGGTTCAATGCGAACGATACCGCGACCGTCCTTTTCTCCGGCGTCTATGGCGATACCCTGACATTCGAGTACGAGAACGGGATCGTCTATTTCTCCGACGGGTCGATCGCCAAGAAGATTCTCGCCGACCATTCGGTCGTGACCTGGGGCATGGATCCGCCGCCGGCATTTACCCTAGTTGGCGTGGCCGGTTCGTTCGGCAGCGGCGTCTATACAGCGGCTATGACCTATGTCGATGCCAACGGTGTTGAATCCGGGGCCTCTGAAATATCTTCGTTCACTGCCCCTGACGATTCGACAGGGATCAAGTTCATTTTCTCGAACGCCTCGGACGACCCGCAGGCAGTCGGGATGAACCTCTACTTGAGCATGCCGAATGGTTCCACCCTGTTTCTCATCGGGACCGTAGCCCTCGGGACCGAGACCTACAGCGTCCTCTCCGGCCAGTACGACGATGCCCGCTATCTGGAATTGGAGATGATGGACCGGCCGCCGGCCGGAAGGATCATCCGCCACTTCTCCGGCCGGAAGTTTATCGCCCTC